CCAGCCTACGCCAGAAGCGTTCCAACCGTCGAAGGCGACAATTACGCCTGCCACGGCCTTAGCCTATTTAGGCGATACGGAGGATTGCAGTCGTAGACGTCGCAGCCGGGAACTGGATGGTGAAGTTGCCTGCCGTTGAGGTCTTATCACCACCAAATGCCAGAACCGCCACCGCCTTGTTGCCCTGCGTCTCGTTGTAGATCAACGCTCCGTTCGCCGTAATAGTGGCCGAATCCCACGTAATATCGTCAAAGTCCAACCACGCCGTTGTGCTCGTGAACGTCGGAACTTGCGAAATCGTGAGCGTCTTACCACCGGCTACGTAGTTCGTGCCCGACGAAGAGACCTCGTTTGAAGTCGTATACGCCGTAGTTGAAGCACCGAGTGTGGCCGACGAGGTATATAGCGCAATCTTGAAGACATCCGCAGCCGTCGAAGCCCGGATCACACCGGTTCCGAAGTTGTGAATACCGTCCAAAATCTCGACTTTGAACGATGTGGTCATTGCCTGAGAAATCGGCATCTCAATCTCCTAAAATATTTGCAGCATCTAAAAAACCATTTTCAACCAGAGTCCGTCGCACGTTCATCCTTTCGGAATCCTGTGCTTCTTTGAAGTATTGCGCTAGAACCCGATTGAGTTCTGAACGGTTATTGATGCGAAGAAGGCGATCTACGGCACGGTTAGCCAACTCTTCCGGGGTAAACCCGCGACTATCCGTCGTAAAAACCTTCACGGTTCCAAGTTCAAATCCACCTACAAAACTCATGTGACCGGAATCCTCACTTGACCAGAACGATAAGCATCCTGTCGATCCAAGCCATCGCCCAGACGTTTGAGAAGTGCAAGTGACTCCTGATACTTCTGGTCGTAGTACTGCATCATATCGGCTTCACCCTTGAGATAGGTATACGCCTCGCGTAGCGCCCCATAGAGCAGTACTGTCTCAAAGTTGTCTCCCAACCACGAGGTTGAGTTCGTCACGATAGATGGCGGGTAATAGAAATAGTGCAGTTCAGCCGTGTACGCCAAATCCGGAGTCGGCCCCAGAATCATCGTGTTGTCGTCAAAAATGGCGTAGTACTTGGGCTTGCCGTAACTATTTGGCGGGGGATATGAAGCGCGGATGAAGTTCACATCCTTATTGAGCAGGTACTCATACTCCTGCGTCGTCGGGTCAATTACCGCCAAAGAGAACGTCGAGAGCCAATCCGAAGGCAACTGGAAGTACTGGAAGTTCTGCGTCATTGTGCCCGTGACGTTCTTGCGAATCGCAGGAAGTTGGACCGAGTTATAAATCCGCTCTTCAGCCAACTGCACAAACGTAGGGATATTGGCTACGAAGGACTGCTCCGTAGACTCACAATAATCCTGAATCAACGTTGAGAGTTGACTGTAGTTCACGACCAGCCAGCCCGTACCTTGCCGTTGTTCTGCAAATTAATTTGCGACACGAACTTCTTACCCTTCGTGGCAGCGCCCGCACCCTTCATATCCATATGCGTGACGCCCTTGTTGACATCCTTTTCAGGATAGCCATTCTGCCCAGTCGGGTCAGTGTTCGGTCTAATCTTGCCGGGGTTGAGTTCTTTCATTGCACTTACCTCGGGCCAGAGGATTTACGGACGGGACTACGCTGGTTCATCACCTTCGCCATATTCCGACCGTACTTCTTCATGTCGCTGTTGGTTTTGCCACCAGCACGAAATTTGACTCGCCCCGGACCGTGCGCTTTACCCGCCGGGAGTTCCGCGTGTCGTTCAAGTTTGCTCTTCGCCATCTCAATCTCCTAGGTCGTACTGACCGTTACCGTCCCGACTTCACCTGCCGGGACTAATGTATTGGGAGTTAGTGCCGCATCAAAGGAACTTGATCCCCCAACCGGATTCCAGCCCCATTGTATCTGACGGCTACCATTCGCACCGTCATTACCTACCGCAAAATAACTCGTGTCCGGTCTTGGGTTCCTAAGTGCCTGCGGATCATCGACTGGGTAAAGACCGAGTGACAACTGCGGCTGATCAGGCTCCCAACATTCTGGACAAACCAAGATATTAACGTTCTTGGTCTTGATGACAAGCGACTTTAACTGCTTCAGTTTGTACTGAAACCCGCAACGGTCACACATCGCAATCGCGTGTTTGCCAGATGCAAAACGATTAGGCATCTCAATACCCGCCTAAAAACGATTCTCTCGGAACAAATCTTACGGCTGCTTTTTCTCTGTCCTCCCCAGCGGCGAGGTCCCATGCGGTGTCATACTGTTCTTTTAATACTGCGGTTCTTACGTCCGCGCCCGGTATCTTCATCGACAGGTAATAGGCCAAGCCTGCCACGAGGCAGGGGAGAAAGCGGAACGGAATATCTTGTCCGTTAGACCCCACACCGGGATCGAACATGCGGCGTAGCCGGGTGTAATACAACGTCCAAGTCGTGCTGTTATCAGGCAGCGGCCAGACCGTGAATTGCGGATAGACGATGTTACCCGCCGCGTTAGTCGCACCCGTGCGACGATTAATCCAAATTTGGATCGGACGACCTGTCGCGTTCTTGTTCGGGATCGACACGTAGGTGCTGGATGAAATACGGGTGATGTTGATGTCCTGCTGGTTTAGCCCAGACCCTGTGCGGATCACGTGGTCCAACAAGTCCACCGTATCAACGGGCAAGTCATAAGTCCCGACGTTGTAAGTCAGCGTGTGTGTACCTTGCTCCAACGTCCAGAGGTTAACGCCTCGGTTGGACCAGTCCATCAACAACAAAGCAAGACTACGCCGCGAGGTACGGAAGTCATATCCCGTACGCAGTTCAGCACCGCAACGCTCGAAGGCTTCCTCAATGATGGTATTGAGGTCGAGGTTGAAGTCTGTCGTGGCTGTTGTGCGGTCTGCCATTACATTCCCTGCCGTCTATACGGCCTTACTTTTTCTTTAACGCCTTTAGGCTGCGCGACAAACTGCTTGCCTTGCGCTTTGCCTTTACGTTTGGCGGCGGTGGTTCGGGCATACTCAGCAGGCGAGAGAGCCTTGATCGCAGCCTCTGGAAGATATCTTTCACCCGTGTCAGAAGATCGTTTACCACTTTTTGTTCTCCATTTCTGCTGAGTCCAAGCCTTCAAAGACCGCTGCGGCGCTTTCATGCTTTCTCTCTAATTTCTAACAATTTGTTGTCAATTATGTATTCCGCTGCTTTTTGCAACAAACTAGCATCGTCTTTCAACAATCCTAATCCCCTATTGCAATTCGGGCAAAGTAATCCTCGTATCTTTCCTGTTTCGTGATCGTGGTCAATACACAACCATGAAAACTTTTCTTCTGGCTCATTGCACAAAGCACAACAACCTTTCTGTGCTTCATACATAGCATTGTATAGTTCTTGAGTTGCTCCGCGCCGACGTAATCGCCGGTTAGTCACTACCCAATTGTTACGCCGCCAACTATTTAAATGATCTCGGTTTTGTTCTGCCCATTCTTGCCGTTTGGCCTGCATACACGGTTTACATTGAGATTTGTAGAGATGTGCTAATTTACCGCCACGACTGAAAAACTCAGACAGCGGTCTTTCTTGCTGACACCCAGTACAAATTTTAGTCTCTGTATCCACCGCCCCGCCGTTTATATTCCTTAGCCAACAATTGACTTTTCCTCGCGCTCCATTGCCCTGCGGCAGTGCCTTGCACGGCCCGAGACTTGATCGACTCAAACAGGCTCTTCCGCATACCGGGCTTGGTGTAGTTACCGGCCTCGTTGACCTTGCTCTTGACCTTGCCGCCTTCGGCATGACGGATGGGCTTACCCGTACCAATCACAGGCTTAGAATCCCCGCGCCGTTTAGCACGAGGAATCTTGTTTTTGGCGATAGCGCCCATTCCGCGAGAAGCCATCATTAGACGAACTTACCTCGGGTTTTACCTTTCTTGGCAATTCCGTCAGCACGACGGGAAGCCGAGGACTTCACCATACCGCCTCGCTTCATACCTTCAAGGCGACCAAGACGTGAGCGAGCCTCTTCTCGTCCAACCCCCATACGTCTCATTACGTCTTCTTCGCGGCGGAGACCAAAAATGTCCCCAAGTTTTCTAAAGGGAGCCGTAACACGCTCACCGTATGTGCTTGTCGGATCATCGTAGCGGCCTGACCCCACTCGCGCCGAACCCGGCTTGCTGCCTCGGTAGCCTCGGGCGCCGCTTGATGCAGGCATCTCAACCTTAGTTTCAGTCTTTTCAACTTCAACTTTGGGAGCCGAGGATTTAGCAGGTTTTTTCTCGCCCGCCATTTCAGTCGTATACTTTTTGCCCCGCCACGTAAATGTACTGTCACCGGCTTTACGAGCGGCACGGAAGGCTTCACTAAACGACATACCTTCACTATCCGAACTCATCCGACGCTTAGACATACTCATGCCTTCGTCAGAGTCATCGTCCATATACTTAGTAGGTCCGCCAATGGCGTACTTCTTCATCTTGTGCTTCATACAAATTTCCCTCGCGTCTTACCACGCTTTGCAATTCCATCACCACGGCAGCAAGAACTCATTACGCCGCCTTTACGAGCAGTGCGGACACCACGCTTTCTTTCTTGCATGAAGCGTCCTTGCTCCTCCAACTCTTGCCGTCTACGTTCTTCCATATACTCGTTAAACTTGCGGCGCATGTCACCTTCTTCGGCTTTCTTTTTTGCCTCGGCTTCATCCGCTACTCTGCGCTCACGTAAATACCGCTTAACCAAGTCTCTGCTCTGTGCAAGTTCTCGGGCTTTTTTGGCCCGGTCAATCTTTGCGGACAGTTCTGGATTTGTTCTACGAACAGCGTCTTCGGAAACAATTACTTCCTCTTCTACATCACCGCCCTCTTCAAACTTCTTAATTCGCGGCTTAGGCGGGCGCGGCATACGTGGCTTCTTAGGAGCCATAGCCCCAAACCGGGGCATCTTCTTCTTAAACATGCCAGCCGTGTATTTGGGGATACGGTTCATAGTCAGACCATCTTGCCTCGGGTCTTGCCTTTCTTAGCAATGCCATCTGCACGACGAGACGCAGAGGATTTGACAGAGCCGCCCTTACGAAAAACGCCACGGCCTTTAAGCACATCAGCACGGGTAATTTTCCCGTCGCCAGTCAAGTCAGGTAAGCCCCCGCTTTTCAGACCGGCTACGCTTTGCTTTTGCGCCTTTTCGTACGCTTCGCGCATTTTCTTATCCATTTTTTCTTGGCGGACTCTTTCAAGTTCGTCACGTTCTCTACGTGCCGCCGCAGCCTGTTCTGGCGAACGGCGTGGTCCTTGCGGACCTTTAGGCATTTGATTCATTTGCAGACACCGCCCATCATCATTTTGACGATCTTGCCGCGAGTCTTGCCCTTGGACGCGATACCGTCAGCACCTTTGCGATACGACCCGCCTACAGACCCACCAAATGCCATTTTGACCATTTTGCCTTTGGTCTTGCCCTTGTGCGCCATACCGTCAGCACGACGCGAGGCTGAGCCGCCTTTAACTTTACCGCCGCGCTTCATTCCGTATGGGTAATGCTGCCCCTCTAACTCTGGGTTCATTTTCATAAACTTTTCTTGATCTTGTGCAGCCTGTTCTGCCGCCATATACGCGGCATTAGTAAGTAACCCACCGGGGCTATTAAGACCTAACGCACCCAATATCTTTGATCTCCCCGCCATCGCGCCCACGTTTTTTAACAAAGCCGCACTTCTAGAAGGTGCGGGGGGGCTAGGCGTTTTTACCGGAGTTGAAGTTTTACTAGCCATCAGCATTCCCCGCCATAACGCATTTTGACGATCTTGCCTTTGGTCTTGCCTTTGCTGGCAATCCCATCGGCTTTGCTACGGTACACACTTCCGCCGCCAGAGTACGTTAC